ACTTGCATTAGTTTTTCCCAAGTAATATTAGGAAAAATATTATCAATAAAATTTATAATTTCCGGAATAATTAATGGTTTATGACCTATTAACATATTTTACCTAAATCTAATGCTGGAAAATTTATTTGCTCTTTAAGAACACCAGTAACATTTTGAGTCCATTTGTCTGTCATTCCTGCATTCGCGCCTATGTGGTATCTAGTAGGATGATAAACAATAGCATCTCCTGCCTTCCAATTTGAAAAAATAGAGTCGCCGGCATTAAACATATGGCCGGGCTCCCAATCCTTCATAAAAACAATAAATCTAATTACATATTCAGATTCTTCTGGATAATGTTTTTTAAACATCACAAAATAGTCTCTGTGCCATGGCAAAACATTGCCAGGTTTTTGCAAAGACGGTCTGCTTATAGCATGCTCTAATGGCAACCAATCTTTTACAATTTTTTCCCATTCCATATGCAACTGTGGTTTGTCGTGTGTTGTGCCCCATGATTTAGTATTTTGGCTTGTGTATCCAACTGCGGCGGCACCATCTGTTGTTACGGTCCACTTTTCTGCACCTTGGACTCCTCCCCAATCTTTCAAACCTTCTGCACATACTGAATTCCAATAAGTTGGACTTTTGTCAACTAATGCATAACATTCATCCAGAATTGTATTCCAATCAGCAGATATATTACCAACGTAAAGGTAATCTACTGTTTCTAAATAACGTATAAATTTATCACGTGATATCATTTACTGCCAATCTACTCGCTCAACGGCGAATGGGTACTGTGCATCTCGGTAAAATTGTTTTCGTTTAGTGAGGTGTCTTTTGGCAAATTTACAGGTGGAAGTAATGTCCCAGATCTGGACAAAGTCCTTATCTTCTGCCTTTCTAATGCCTCGGCCAATTGACTGGATAACACGTACAAAGCTCTTTCCGGGTTCCACAAGAACCAAATTGAAAATCCTAGGAATGTTAATACCCACAGCGGCCACACCATAAGTCGCAACAATAACCTTATCGGTGCTAGTAGCAATCTCGTCATATTCGTCCTTTCGATCCTTTGCTTTGGTTGCGCCGCTGACAAAAACGGCGTTGTTGATTTTACTTGCCAGTTCCTTGCCAGGACCCACCCTGTCAATAAGAACTAATGTATTGCCCGATTCTGCAATACGGTTTACAAGTTCACTGACGTAATCTAGTCTGGAATCTGTTTCTAATAGATATCTCAGTTCGCTTTGATAATCTTTGTATTCTACGTAATCCGATAACTGTACAATATTTACGTGACAGTTACTGAGGTGTCCTGCTTCTTGAAGTTCGCTGGCACTAAGTTTTCCTACCACAGGACCAATACAACAGTTCAGTGCCTGAAAAGCAAAATCTTCTTTAGGTATGGTACCAGTTAGTCCCCAACGAATAGGTATGCGGGCAAACACTGTGGTCAGCAAACTTTTTAGTGCATCTGCTTTGGCACTGTGTGCTTCGTCTACCATTACACAGACTACGTCTTCCACAAACTCCTGTATTGTAACATCTGCTTCGTAGTTGCGTGTATTTTTTAGTAATGCGTTTAGACTTTGCCAAGTACAGATTGTGTGCTTTCTTGTATATTCTTTACGGTCACCGAACAGCACACCAACGTCTAAACCCATGTTGACATAGTCTGCTTCTGTCTGTGTGACCAAACTCTTACTGGGCACAACAACAATAGTTCTACCATACTGCTCCACACTTGCACTTAGCGCCGCGGTCATAATAGTTTTGCCTGCGCCTGTGGCCACTTCCTGTATACACTGTGGATTTTCTAAAAACTTATTGATAATTTCAATTTGGTAATCCCGTAATACAATAGGCTCACCTGCCGCAGGATGTCCTTTGGGCCAAGCAATATCTGCAAACGTTGACTCTGTTACTTTGTCAAACTCGAATGTAGTTCTGTAGTCACGGACATCATCTACTTCAATGTCATAGCCACGACTTTCAAGTTCAGGTAGGATGTCGGGCAGTAAGTTGATGTAGGTTGTGCCACCTAAATTAAAGTAGGGAACCTTACCATCCCAGCGTCCCAGTCTCACTGCTGGCAAGTAACGTGCTCCAGGTATTTCATACTTGAATTTGTTTACCAGTGTTTTGCGTGTGACTAAGTCTAAACCTTCCAGTTTAACATTAACTTCGTCACGAATAATTAATCTACATTCCATTATAGTAATTCAATTACCTTTTCTGCATTTTGCGCCCAACCCTGACGTCTGCTACCAATTAATAAACTGCTATGAGTTACCAACAGTTTAATTTTATTCATTAATTCCGGATCACGACTTCCAATATTAAGATAAACAATCTCTTCAGTATCTGTTTTATCCAATGAAGTGGGATCATAGTAGTACACAGGCAACCTGTTGGTCAACCGTGCATACTCTAAAACGTGTTTGAACTCTTCTTTGGCAATGCCAAATTTTCTGTTCTTAATAAAGTTTACAGTTTCTCGATAATAGTCAGGTTTGACTTTGTCTGCAAGTTCTTGTTCTACTTCTGTACTTATCGCATAACCGCACACTTGTGCATAATCACACAATCCGACCAAGTTGGTCCAACAGTGACTACCAAGTTGTTGCTCCAAATAGTCTATTAATGATTGTTCTGAATTTGTAATAGTGTAGCACCCATCGCGATCCCGGACCAGTTCAATGCGATAGTCAGTTTGTTCTGCCGCTTGAATTTGTTGTTGCAGTGCCAATACTTCATCACTGATTTCAAACTGTTGTGCTCGACCTAAAGCCACAATGTAGTTTACATTAAATTCTGTTAAGGCACCACACCACACCTTTTGAACGGGATTCCATTTACATTCACCTTGACTTAGTTTGGCCAAGTCTCGTAGTTGCTCGATCAATGAACCATCAAAGGGAAAGCGAACAATAATTTTATCGTCTTCAATATAAATTTTGCGACTTCTATCTACTTGTCTAATACCTAACCTGAAGTTATCTAACACTTCAGGAATGTAAACAGGATCGGGTAAATTGCCTAACTGTTTACGATACTTGGTAACAATCTTTACTGCAAGAGCTGCCTGTTTGTCTGTGTAAGGTTTCTGGCTGAGTGCAGTTTGTTCGCCCAGACTGGATAAAATCTGCACATCATATCTGGCAAGGCTGAGTGGACTCTGTTGATTTTGAAACAAGCCTAACAATTTGCCGCCACGAGTACGCCAACCAGAAATAAATTCGATGTAGTCTTCTACGTAAAGAAAAGTTTGCTCCATACAGTATTATAATTTATCCTAGTAAAGAAGTCAAAAAAAGCCCTGCCATAAAAATGACAGGGCCTAAAAAGGTTGCCTCAGGAGCTGACTGAATATTGGCAACCCTAAACTTAATCCTCGTCTCCAGTGTCGTAAAATTTCATTTCCATGCTTTTACCGCGAGTATCATATCCATCTGTACCCTCAATGTCTTCATCGCCGTAAGTTACGTTGGCAATTAATTCCCAACCTTCAACTTCGTAGACATAGATTTTTAATTTGGCTAGATCCAATGGTGCAGTTAAACCTAAATCGCCATCGAAGAATGTACCTTTTTCTACACTCTGACCAATAAAGCCCACAGTGTTTTCTCTGTCCGGCCTGTCACTGCACATGAACTCTTCGGTGTATTCGACTTCAACACCGTGCTTTTCCAATTCTTCATAATCCAGTTTGCAACTCCAAACTTCATCACCATTTTCATCCGAAATAGTAATGTAATTGTATTCGCTAAACTCGCAACCTACTTCATGAGCAATGTCATCGCAATCATAATAACTGCCAGGTTCTACAAAACGATGCTCTTCTGGAACTTCAGGACTGTCTTCGTCATCATCCCAACCCCATCCGCCGCCAGCATATTCTTCTACATCAATTTCATTGTCACGAAAGTACTCATAGGTCTCTCGGGGCACACTTCCAAGAACAATCTCGCCACCATAGCCAGTTAGGCTTACACGATATGTTCGGGGTGTGAACTTAAGAGTTTGGATAAGTTCTTCGTGTTGTTCAGATTTAGTTTTAGTTGCCATAATTGAATCTCAAGTTGTTTAGGGACACCAGTTGGTTGTTTAAGACTGAGGGGATATTTGATATGAGCCCCAAGTCTCCCGTTCTTGTATTTAAGCCGGCTTCATGCAAGTAGTACGAGCCATTACTTGCCAACGCTCGGGGAAACTGACACGCAAGTCAGCAATCTTCAGCGCCATACGCAACGACATCTCACGCAGACGATTCTTGTTATCGTCCATAAACGCCAGGATCTCGTCCTGTGCCACAGTTTCAATCTCCTCATAATCACGGAATAGTTCGCCATCGCTGGCAATCTGCTTGATACGGAGGATCTTGTCACGCATGGTGTCCAAGGTCAGGTCCAAATAGTGGCAACGGCTTTGCAGTGCGTCCAAGTGGTCCCGAAGTTTCTGCGACTTCATTGAGTCGAACTTGAGGTTGGTAATAAAGATTACCGAACCCTTAAACTGGAAACTGTCCGGAATGCCTTCACGGCGCAACAAATGGCTGTCACTTAACCAAGAAATCTTACGACTCTTGCCCGAATCTAATGCGCCTTTCAGCAGGTTAAGACTGACGTCATCCAACAAAATGCTGTCACAGTCGTCAAACACAACCACGCAATTCTCGTCCGAATACTTGTACAAAGTACTGTACAAGCCAAGAGCGGTTGCACTACCTTTAACCACTTCAGCACGGATCTTGCGTCCAGCCAGTTGATCCAGCAAGGTAGCCTTTTCAATTTCTTGCTCAACGCCAAAACTCTTGCCAACGCCGGGAGGGCCGCTGACAATCATAGCACGAATGCTACCAGTGGTAGCCGCCTTGGTCATCTCCGTAAGGATTTCAAATCGCTCACGGATGCGACTGATTGCTTCCTCATCCGTTTCTTGAACGGTAGGATCTTTTACTTCACTCTGCACAGGTGCATCTCCTACAAATTGATAACTCATTGGACCTTCGCAGGCAATGCGAATGCTCTCAGGACAGCCAGGAAACTGACCTTGATTTTTGACTGTTACAAAACTTTTCTTAGCACCACGCTCAAACTGTTTAACCAGTTCAAACTGCATGCCAGCACAATTCTGGTTGCGATAAGTGCCTTCAACAATCTCGATGTATGTACTCACTGTCAGCTCCTACTTCTGTTACGTTATGCCATAATTATAGCAAAATGGCGAATTATCGTCAAGTACTACCTTAGTATTACTTTTCCATAACATATTCAAACAAGATCCACTTGGCACGATTCAGCGCCTGGCGGGCATCTTCTGCTCGCATATAGTCAACTTCGCCGTATTCAGTATTAACCATTTCTTGGGCATCGCTTATCAAACTTGCCGCCATCATAGCAGGACCAGAGTGCTTAAAAGTGATGCTGGACTCTACTGCTTCACGCATACCTGCTTCGGTAACGCCATACATACGAACTTCACGCTTTTGTCTATCAGTGAGTTGGTCATATACTTGGGTCATTGTCTGCTCCTGTTTCGTTAACTTATGCCATAATTATAGCGAAATAGGGAATTTCGAGCAAGTACTACCTTAGTACTACCGTTTTTCACGCCGAAAAGGTGTTGTTTTTCAGCAACACCCGGTGTAATACTTAGGTATTAGTACTAAAGTATTAGTCTTCAGCCTGGCGATCTGCTTCCAAATACTGTTTGATTACTCGCATGGCTTTACGGCTGGTATCATAGACAAATTCTTTGTCTTCATCCTCAGTATGAACTACAAGAATAAAACCGTTTGCGGCTTTGCGAATTTCGATAGATTCAAACATATTACACCTTCAATGGATAGTTGAGTGTGTAATAATAGCATATTATAGATTATGTGTCAAATTGTAGTTTAACCAAAATTTTTGAACACTCTGCGTAGCACACGACTGGCAGGTTCAAAGTTTGACTCCATTATTTCGATATTAGCCAAACCATAGGCAGTCATACCCATTTCCATATAATAAGTTTTTGTGGGCCAACGTTTACGATTTAATGGATAACTGTGGATTAACAAACACTCGTCGGCTATTGGTTGGTATTGGTCTGTGCCCTTATGCTGACAAGCCGTTAACATCTGTATTGCTACTGGATTTACACCAATGTCTGTACGCTGGAAGTTTTTGGCAAACATAAGCACAACATATTCTTCTACTGAATTAGGCAGTACACAATTTGCTAATTCTTCCCCTTCCATTATTAAGTCGTATGCGACTTTTACAAAAGGGTCTGTATAACTCATACAGTATTTACAAATCTACAAGTAATTCCGACTTAAGTTCTTCTTCTGGTAGGAATGGTACCAAGTCGTGTAGGCCTGCCTGACGTCCATCTTTTAATCCTTGTGCAGGCAATATTTCTTGATCCATATGGCAAACACAGTCCCATATAATAGGACCGCCAGTCTTACTCATTCTAAATGCAAACCGATCTAAGTCGTCCTTGCTCTTTAATTGAAAATATTCAAAACCAAATGAGTCTGCTATTTTAGCAAAGTCGGGGAACCAAAGACCTTTTCCAGCACTAGTTCCAAATACACGACCTTCATAGTATTTGCTTTGTGTATTTTTGATACTGAGGTAGCCGCCGTTGTTTAGGATAACAATCTGCACATTGAGATTATGTTCTCTAATTACAGCCAGTTCCTGTAAGTTACTCATAAAACTGCCATCGCCGGTAATGCATATTGTTCCTCTACCTGCACCATTGTTTAGTTCAACACCAATAGCACCAGGTACTGCCCAGCCCATGTCTGCTTGTGCAGGACTGAATACCAAACGTTGTCCCGGTTTTGCTTCCAGTGCGGTAGGTCCTGCGTAACTAATGCTACCAGCATCACCTACTAGTACTTGTTTTGAATCACTATGCTTGTTAACCCAATCTAAAACTGCATAAATGTTTAAAGAGTTAGTTTCATTGTCAGCACGGTATTCGGGCTGCATGACAGGCCATTTAGTTTTCCAGTGTAGGCATTTAGCTAACCATTCTGTTCTTGTCATAGCATTGCTCCAAAAAACTTTTCTAGTCCACAAAGATATCTAGCATCGATTGACACAATATCCTTGTTCAATTCGTTGTTGTCTATGTCTATCATAATCTTGTAACTATAGGGACTGAACTGTTTAGGATCATATCCTACTACACTACTGCCAAGACTGCAACCTAATATTAACAATAAATCACAATTTTGTACTGCAAAGTTACCTGCACGACTGCCTTTAATGCCTACTGTGCCCATGCTGTAATGGTGGTTGCCAGGAGTATAATCCCTTGCACCATACGTACTGGCAAATGGTATTTCATATCGTTCAATAAATTCATTGAACAAGTCAACTGTTTGGCTCTGTCTAATACCGTAGCCCGCAAGTATAAGCGGACGTTCGCTCATTTCTATAGATTTTTTTACAAACTCGAAGTCTACAGGAAGTTTGGCACTAGCAGGAGGTTCGAAATGTTTAACATCTTCTGGCATTGGAGCGTTCTGTATATCGCTGGGGATGTCAATCCAAACAGGACCAGGTCTGCCTTCCTGTGCTAACCACATTGCACGTTCTAGTGTATAAGCAACATCTCGTACATCTGTAACAAACACGCTCCATTTAGTCATTGTAGCATACGTGTCCACAATGTGGTGTTCTTGTACGCCATACTTGCGTAATTGTATACCACGTTGCTCGTTGATATATCCACTACAGGCATCAAGTCTAACGTTGCCGCTGATAAAGATTACAGGCACACTGTCTTGCCAAGCATTAAGCACGCTGGTAGCGCAGTTAGTACCAGCACAACCGGTGGTAGGATTTACTACACTGACTTTGCCAGTAAACTTTGTTTCACCAATGGCAGCATGTCCAGCACCTTGCTCATGATGGTAGCAAATATAAGGCATTCCTGCTTTAATAAATCCATCATTGAGTCCGCTTGCACCGCCGCCCATTAAGCCATGAACACGTTCTACTCCTTGTGAACGCAGATATTGGGGGATCCAATCACATACTCTCACTGTTTATCCTTGTTTATGTTTAAAAACTAAATCCCCATCAATTTGAGTTTTTAGTTCATAATTATAACTGAACAAAAAAGATTTTAATTTTATGAAACTACTATCGTATCTATTAGCCCAGTCTTCAAAAATTTCTACAACTACCACAGGCTTAAATTTTTCTAAAGTGTCGACAGCACCACGCAATGCTTGTAACTCAAAGCCTTCAATATCTAAATGAATCAGATTGCATTCTTCTAGTGCTAAATCGTCAATTCTAAATGAGGGGAAAACTCCTCCCGGAACTACGTGTCCGGCTCCAACATCTTGTCCAAGTTTATGATTTTCCATTCCTAATAGTGCATGGTTGTTACTTAAACACCCTTGCATTTTTATAACGTTAATCTCTGGAACGTTCATGCATAAACAAAGAAAATTAGTAGGGTCTGGCTCGAAAGTGTAAACTGTTTGAAAGTTTCTTGCATATGGTTTAACATAATACCCGCAGTTACCACCTGCTTGTACTACCACTTGTCTATTGCTTACTAGTTCACTTATTCTATCAGGAACTTCTGATCGTTTTGTAAGATAGTCCCAACAAGAATTTTCATCAATACCGTCTTGTTTGGGCCAGTACCAAGAGTTTCCTTGATATTCTCTTACTTCAATAGCGTTGTTAATCATCTGTTACCATTTCTATATTATTACTTAAACAAACTTAAGAAGCCGTCTACAATTTCTCCAATGTACTGAATTTGCTGTTCTGTAATCACAGGACTGGTGCCATGAAAGTAAGTATGAGTCATGGCGTGTGTAGCATTGGGCATTAAGTTTCGGGCCACATTCGGATCCATCAAATGGCTGTACGCAGGTTGTAGCATAATATTGCCTGCAAAATACGGGCGTGTCTGTATAAGGTTTTCTTCCAAATAGTCTACTATATCACTACGACTAAATGGTGCGCCCTGCCTTATTGTTAAGGGAAAAGCAAACCATGATGGATCCGAGCCTGGTTGTGCATAAGGTAAGATAAAAAATTCTTCGTGCTTTTTGTAAATGTCTAGTAACAATTTGTAGTTGCGGCGGCGTAGTTGATGTATTTCTGGCAATTTGTCCAACTGCTTCAAGCCCATGGCACATTGTAGTTCGATGGGTTTTAGGTTATAACCAATCTCATCGTAAACATACTTGTGGTCAAATATTTCTCCTGGCATGGCAGGAATCCATTCGCTAAATCGTTTGCCGCAAGTACCACATTTCAGTTTGTTTGCCTCTGGACCAACACAGTAACAACCGCGGCCCCATTCACGGAAACTGCGTAATATAACTTCTTGTTGTGGATCATTGGTAGCAACAAATCCACCTTCACCCATGGTCATATGGTGTGCAGGATAAAAACTGCATGATGCCATTAAACCAAAACTGCCAAGAGGTTGACCGTTCCACGTACTGCCCAGTGCATCGCAACAGTCTTCTAACAAAATTAAATCGTGTTTACGCACAAGATCCATTAACTGATCCATGTTAGGAGGATTACCCAAGACGTGTGCAAAAGTAATTACACGTATTTCTGGATCATTGGCTAATGCACGTTCAACTTGGTCTAAATTAATGTTTAATGTGTCTAATTCAATGTCTACAAACTGAGGTAAGAATCCTACTTGTAGGGTAGGATTAAGTGTAGTAGGAAAACCTGCAATAGGCATCAAAACTTTTGTGCATTTAGGCAAGTTATAACCACGTTTGCTGGTAAGCGAAGCCATCATCAGCAAGTTACTGCTGGATCCACTGTTGGTCACAATACCCAGTGTTTTGCCGAACTGTGAAGGAAACCGTCGTTCAAACTCAATACCTGCCGTGCCCATTGCCAACCAACCGTTAAGCAAACTTTCTACACCTGCTACGTATTCTTCAGCATCATAGTGTGCGCCTGCATAGTTTACAAAGTCTTTACCTGCAGTCCAGGACTTATTAGATTGTTTTTGTTCAACGTATTCGCGAACCTGTTTAAGAATGTGTTCCATATTACCAAATAAAATTGTTCTTGTAGTATTTTACTATTTTTTTCAACTCCGTGTCAAACTCTGCCTGTGGTCGCCATCCAAGTTTTTTAAGTTTGGAATCATCTATACTGTACCTAACATCTTGCCCTTTTCTAACCGAATCTTCTATATAAGAGGAAACATCGTCGGTGTTGTGCATTATTTTGGAAACTTTTTTAACCACTTCAATGTTTTGTAATTCTAAATTACCAGAAATATTATAAATTTCATTAGTTACGCCAGATTCAATAATTTTAATAATTGCACTAGCAGTATCAGAAGCATGTAACCATGTACGAACAGGAGTCCCATTATTGTGTAGATCAACTCGTTTGCCGATTGTAAAAAATTTACAAGTTTTAGGTATAAGTTTCTCTACATACTGGCCTATGCCATAGTTATTGGTGGGGCGTACAATTATGTAAGGCAAATTATGGGTTCTGCCCCAGGCCATCACCAGCATGTCGGCAGCGGCCTTGGTGGCACTGTAAGGATTGCTAGGACGTAACAAGTCTTGTTCTGTATGACTGCCCTGCTCTATATCACCGTAGACTTCGTCAGTGCTAAAATGCAAAAATATCGGTTTTTGCAGTTTCTTTTGATTGATCAATTTGAGCAAATGATGAACACCATCGATGTTACTGTGTACAAATTCGTCTGAACTTTCAATGCTGTTGTCTACGTGTGTTTCGGCAGCAGTGTTAATAAAATAGTCACTGTCATAGATCCTGTCAATGTCATTGATATCTTTATGTTCAAAAGTAAAAGTTTTATACTTTTGTAACTCTGGTAATAAGTTCCAATTGGCTGCATAAGTGCCTTTGTCAACTCCTCTAACATACCACCCTTGCTCTAAACAGGCCCGAGTTACGTGGTAGCCAATAAATCCCAGGCAACCTGTAACATACACAATCTTCTTACTCATTGAACGTTTTCCAACCATTGAGTATTATTTAAATACCATTTTACCATGTTGTCTATTTTTTCCTGTGTGGTACTGGTGTTCTTATATCCTTCACGATAAAGTTTATCGGGATTGACTAGATTATAAGCATCATGTCCTGGTCTGTCTACTGGCACAAGATCATAACGTAACTCTTTTTTCAAACTTTGTGCAATCATCTTAGCAAACGATAAATTATCAATGAATTCAGCACCAGCACTATTCCATTTTTCACAATGGCTTTTTTGATTTTGTAAAATAAAATCAGTATGTTCGGCTACATCTTTAACATAATACCAGCGCCGGCCACCAATATGTCCATCTGCACCTGTATGAATTACAAGTTTTTCGTTGTTTAATATCTTTTTAATTGTGGTTACTGGGAAACGAGTGCTTTGACATCTTTCACCAAACGAGTTATTGAGATGGACTACTGATGTCGGTATGCCAAAACTTGAACTGTAAGCAACCGCAAGTTCTTCACCTCCGGCTTTAGTTGCTCCGTATGGATTGTTAGAGTTGTAAGGATCATCTTCTTTGCTGTCATTGCCTAATCTGACTGGACCAAATACTTCTGCTGTACTGTAATATACAAATCGTTTAAGATTTAATTCTCGTGCTAGTTCTAAAATATATCCCGTACCCACCACATTATCAAATATTGCGCCAATTGGATCTTGTAGGCTGGCTTCTGAACTAGGGTTTGCGGCAACGTGCAAAATATAGTCTATGTTAAGTAATTGTGATCTTAGATGATTACAAGGTTCTTTAAGACCATACTCAACAAATTCTAAATTTTCAATGTGCTTCAGGCGTGACGAATTTTTTGTGTCTTTCCTTACACCGCAGACAATTTGATTATTGTGCTGAGAAAAATATTCTACTAAATGACTGCCAATAAAACCCGTTGCACCTGTAATTAAAAATCTTTTATTCTGAATCAACGTCAATGTCCATTTGTTTTGCAATGTCCAACATTACTGCATTACGCTCTCCTGCATTTCTACTGCCGTGAAAATGTAAGACTTTTGCTTCTGCTAAAGTACACCCATTAAATGAATTTGAATGATTTTCATCTAAACTTACTACCTGAAAAGCCATAGTAGGATCTATCATTTGCTCAGGAGTCAGTCCTTGACTCCAGATCTGATGATTGTGAAGAAGTTGCCCCCAACTCCAATCGCTTTCTTTATGACTAAACCATTTGGCCATAAGTTGTTCGCCCAGTTCCCAAACACTAGAGTCCATAGTAGCAGGATAGTATCTAATATCATCATTTAGATAGTGCGTATGCTCTGGGTGTGATTTAGGATCAGTATAATTAAACAAACGCATTTCTCGGTATTTTCCAAAAAATTCAGTTGGCTTAATAAACATAGTGTCTGAACCCATGAACAATATGTTGCATGGTTCTTGATGCCACATTTCTTTAATTGCATAGTATGTTGCAATTTGATTCATTCGTGCATCAAGCACCGGAGATTTTAATGCTACTTCTTTCCAAGTGCTTTGTAGAAACTTTTTGGCGCTTTGGCGACTAATTTTATACATGTCAGCATAACTTTTATAGTCTTTTTCCCAATTTGGGTTTGGACCTGTTCCCTGCCAATAACCCCAATAGTTTACTACTGGCCTAACACACCCTACCAAATAGTTTTTTATTTGTACCATAATTATTTGTACTCGTAGTTAACAGTATCTTGATTTACTCTAAACACTGTGGCACCATTACGTAAATGAAAGCGGCGTGCAAGTTCCGTCGGAGGACTTAGTGTGACAAAACGCTCTACATTAGTAAATGCTTCTTTGGCAATTTTAAGACCTTCTGCTATTAATTGTTGTCCTGATCCGGATTTATAGCTCCAGATAGTATAAAACACAATAGTGTTAGGATTGTTTGCGTTGTCTGCTAACAATTCCTGTTCACTGGCAGGTACACCATGACATAACTTACTACATACGATAGCAGTTACTACATTTTCATCAGTCAAGGCAAATACATGGCGATTTTTTCCAAAACGTTCTGCTAATGGAATGTGTGCCCTTACTGGATCTTCTGCTAATAGATAACTGTAGGGATCTTGTTCATCTCGTATTTCGTAAATCATAAAATATTGTTGATAGAATATTTATTTTACAGGATTCCACACAGCCGTGTCAATGGTTTCTAGTTGTTGAAACCTTGTGGGCTGTGCGGGATGCAATAGGTTAAATGGATTTGCTCGCTTAAATGCACTTGACTGTATTCTATCTAAAATACGATTTACTTTTTCTAAGTCCTCATCAGGCACTGCTAGTGATTCTAAAATCTCCTGTCGGTTGGAAGAGGTAATAGTAGTCTGTCCAATACGATGTAAAACAATATCAAACTCTAAGTAACTAAATCCAAATTGATCTTCATCACCGTTGCTGATACCTAATCCGTCTGTAGGTGTAGCAAACACAGTTTCTTGAGGTACGCCCGCGATCTCTGCTAGTTTAGGTACCTCCCAACTCTTATTAAGACTTTGAATAGGACTAACGTCGCCTACATCACCGTGTAATGTCCAAAAACCTGCAGCCAGTTCACTATAGTTGTCTGTACTGGCCACAAACCCTCGCACGGCACTGGCCATGTTGTACAAGGTCATCATACGTAGACGTACACGCAAATTACCTCGACGTAATTTTGCCTCTTCATTGTCGATCTCTGGATCAAACAGTCGAGTC